GGGGGGCGGAATTTTGCGCGAGATTGAGATTCCATGGGGGGATCGCCACCGGGTCAAGTGGCACTTAGATTAATTTATGGGCGTTTTGGGGGTTTGTCATGCCAGGGCCGTTGCCAGAGTCAGAGGAAATCAAAAAACTGAAGGGTAACCCCGGCAAAAGAGGGCGGCCGAAAATCGAGCAGCAGACACCGCCAGGAGGCGCTGGAAAGGGCGCCCAGGTTGATTGGATATGCAGAGAACCAGAGATGCCTAAATGGCTCTCAAAAGAGGCTCAGGAGCACTGGAAAGAGCTGGTGCCAATGCTGATGGCCAAAAACCTGATCTGTGAGCTGGATGGTTTCATCCTCGCTCAGCTTTGCAGTGCTTATTCTCGGGCCGTGAAAGCAGAGAAAGAGCTGGCAAAAGGTTTGAGCAAGAAATTGGCTAACGGTTATAGCCAGCCAAAGGCAGAGATAAAAATTGCCAAAGAGGCATGGAAAGCCTATCATCAGGATGCTGAAAAGTTTGGACTGACACCACAGGCGAGGGCAAAGATGAGACTGCCCGCCCTGAAAGCTCCCAAAAATGCAACCAGAGAAAGTGAGTCACAAAGCCCATTTGAATACAGGCGTAGCTGATAAGGCTGCCTCTCTTTCGCTGGTCAAGGGCTACAATGTTGCACCACATCCGGCACTAGATAAATACCACACTACTCAGGGCGCTTTCTTGCAGAAAAGAGAGCGCCTCCTGGTCAGGGTGGAAAAGAAACCCATCCTTGATGATGAGGGGGAGCCCACCGGGCAGATTGAGGAGCGTGAGATCTGGCTGGAGGATGTCACCGTTTATGTGGATGAATCAGGCGAGATTCTCTATTACTATGACGCCCAGGAGGCTAAGCGCTGGATTGATTTTATTCACCAGTATTGCACTCACGCCAAAGGAAAATGGGCTAAGCAGCCGCTGATTCTGGAGCAGTGGCAGCAGTGGATTATAAAAGAGTTTTTCGGCTGGCGGCAGATCGGCACCGCTCTGAGGCGGTATAAATATCTCTTTCTATTTCTGCCCAGAAAGAATGGAAAGAGTCTTTTAATAGCGGCTCTGGCTCTGGGTTTCCTGCTGATTGATGGCGAAAACTCACCAGAGGTGTATGCCACCGCCAGTACCGATGAGCAGGCAGGAAAACTCTTTGAGATGGCCCAGGCGATGGTGCGCCAGAATAAAGAGCTTAACAGCAGGGTGGAGGCGCTCAAGGGTAATATTTTTTGTCACGCTAATGAGGGCTATTTCAGACCGATACCGTTTAATCCAGATGGCTTTCATGGTGCCAACCCAAGCGCCATAATTCTTGATGAGTACCACGTTCAGAAAACCACCGGCATGAAAAGGGTGGGTGAGACCGGCATGGGAGCCCGTGAGCAGCCAGCTGTTTTGATTATCACCACCGCTGGAAATCGCCGGAATACTCCATGTGAGATAGAGCTGAACTATGCAATCAATATCAGAGACGGCTCTCTGATTAAGCCTAATTATCTGCCTTGCATTTTCAGGGCAGAGGAGCATGAGCCCTGGGAAGATATCGAGACCGCGATCAAATGTAATCCGAATTACCCCCAGAGCCCGAATAGAAACTTTCTGCTCGATGAGCTGGAGAAAGCGAAAACTGATCCTATTGTCGCCCTGGAATATCAGCAGCTCCAGCTGAACAGGTTTATTGAGCAGAGAGTGATCTGGCTGAATTATTCAATCTGGATTAAGGGGAAACGCCCATTTGATTTTAGAGAATTCCGAGGGGAAAAGATTTACTGGGGGCTTGACCTCGGATCTACTGATGACTTAACTGCTTTGGTTCTATGCAAACCCGGCAGTATCATATCTGGTGAATGGTTTTTCCATGCTCATTTTTGGTGCCCAGAGGACACTATAAAAAGTAAATCGGTTCAGCTGCCATACATGGTGTGGGAAAAGCAGGGTTATCTGGTCAAGACTCCAGGGGCGGCCACTGATTATGGTTTTGTGAAAGAACAACTCCTGGCCTATCATCAGTATTTCAATCTAACCAAAGGATACATTGATAGAGCTAACGCCACTTGGCTGACTCAGCAGCTGAGAGAGGAAGAGGGCATGAATGTAGACTTTATGGGGCAGAGTACACTCAGCATGACTGAACCAATAAAACTGATGATGACTTTGGCGAAAGCTGGGCGGCTGGTGCATAACAATCCAATACTTGACTGGATGAGCAGTAATACCATAGGTGATGGCAATAAAATTGCTCTGAAATTTGACAAGGCTGATGACACGGTTAAGATTGATGGCATGGTTGCAGCTGCAATGGCGACAAATGCGGCTATCGGTGACCTACAAATGGAGCCAGATCATTCAGAGGGGCTGTTCATTGTTTAAGAAAATACTTGAGGATGAAACCGATTTCAGAGCGTTTTTATATCTAGTGAGCCTGGTTTGCCTGGTCACTGGTGCCTGGATTCTGGGCGGCTTTGGAATGGCTTGTATTGTCGCTGGTTTGATGTGCTTTCTGCCGGCCGTAATGAGGTGAAAATGTCTTTACTGGGCAAGATTTTGAGCGGTGGCAAGGGTGGGAGTTCTGACTCCTCGCTTTATACCCCTCGCTTTGGTTATAGTGCCGATGGGCAGTACATTGATCAGCATACGGCTCTGAAGGTATCGAGCTGGTATGCTGCTCATAGGGTGCTCAGCACTCAGTTTGCAAAGGCGCCGCTCAAGCTATACAAGCGCACCGGGGATAGTGGCAGGGTCGAGGCTGATACAAAGGAGCTGAGGCGCTTGATGCTGGTACGGCCAAACGCTCAGCAAAATTCTTATGTGTTCAAACAGTTCAGTTTTTCAAACAAATTTTTTAATGGCAATAATTATGCCTTCAAAGATTTTGATGCTCCTGAGCCGTCTCTGATTCCGCTCGATCCGGCAAGGGTCGAGCCGAAGCAGAAGCTCTCAGGAGAGCTTTATTATAAATACCGGTATGCCAATGGCGAGACCGATGACTTCAGGCGTGATCAGATCTTTCACTCAATTGGTTTCACTTTAGATGGTCTGGTGGGCGTGAGCCTTATCACATATGCTGCCACCCAGATTGGTCTCCAGAATAAGCAAGCAGACTTCCAGGCGCACCAGCTAGACAACCGGGCCACACCGGCAGGCTCCATGGAGGTGCCTGGCACAATGAGTGTGGAGGCTAAGAAGAAATTTCGTGAGGATTATGAGGCGCTTTATTCTGGCGCGGAAAATGCCGGCCGGCTGATGGTTCTCGATGGTGGAAAAAAATACACACCGCTCACTCAGATGAGCAATGTGGATATGGAATTCCTGGCAGACAAGCGCTTTTCTGTGCAAGATACTTCCCGCTTTACTGGTGTTCCACCGGCTCTATTGTTCGATAATTCGGAAAGCACCTGGAATAATTCTGTTGAGGCTAACAGAATGTTTCTTGAGTATGGACTAGATCCGTGGCTGGTGAGCTATGAGATGGCCTGTAACACTCAGCTGTTATCTCCCAGAGAGCAGGAGAGATTTTTCTTCGAGTTCGATCGGTCGGCATTTTATGCCATGGATGCTGAGAAAATGAGTATCGCTCTGCTGAATGGCAGGTATGGCGGCTGGGTTAACGCCGATGAGGCGCGATCTAAATTCAATATGAGCCCCATGCCTGGAGACCTTGGAAAAACGTTCTGGAGACCGGAAAACATGGCTCCAGCTGATGCTCCTTATGAGCCGAATAACCCTACAAAAAACAACCAGAAAACGGCGGAAAACGGGAAAAAACAGGGGAAAACTGAAATAAAAGCAGAGATTTCCAGCGAAAAACCCGCTCCACCGGTGGTGACTCCAAAGCAGCTGGAAAGTTATGGTGATTTGCTCACTCAGGTGTTCAGGCGCATGAGCACAAAGGCTCTGACACACCGGGAAAAGCTCGATAGAAAGCACTCAGCCACCGGTGATACTTCTGAAGCGTTTTCTCAGTGGTTGAGTGACAATAAGCAGATGTTTGAGGATGAGCTGAGACCGGCTCTGGCTGTTGTTATGGCAGGGTTTGGCCGTGAGCACTTTGATGTAAATTTGAGCCAGTGGGCAGAGCTGGTGGAGCTGGGGCAGGCTGCTGAGGCAGTGGCGGGACAGATGTCCTCCAGCGTACTTGTCGGATTGATGAAAGCATTTTCTGGAGGTGAGGAAAGCAATGGAAAAATTTGAGTGGATTGAGGGCGGTGATCTCCAGCTCTTTGATCGGAGTGCTGAGAATAAGCTGCCGATTCTAAAAGGCTATGCAGCCAAGTTTAATACCTATTCCCGGCTCATGTACGATTTTTACACTGTGTTCAAGCCCGGCTGTTTTGACACCGCGCTGGCTGATGTGGAAATTGATTGCAAAGCAAATGTCAGTCATGACAATGATCGTCTCCTGGGGCGGTATTATCCAGCCAAGGGTGTGGAGAGCCTCAAGCTCTCAGTGGATGATATCGGCTTGAAATTTGAGATTGATCTGCCTAACACCACCCTGGCGCGTGATTCTGTGGAGCTTATCAAAGCTGGGGCGATCTCTGGCTGCTCAGTGGCTGTGCTGATTTCAGAGGATAAGTGGGAAGGGAAATATAATAGCTATGATGTTCGCCAGATCATCAGCATGGCAAAGCTCTTTGATATCTGCATCACTCCAGATCCGGCTTTCCCTGACACTATCGTGAGTGCCTCAAAGTATGGTCTGAGTGCCATGACCGCTGAGGATTACAAAGCCATGAGACCGGCGGCACCGTATAAGGTGCCGCCAGAGATTTATGCCTACCGGCTGAGAAAATTGAAAATGGAGCTTGACGTTTAGCAAACTTCTCGATACCATTTCCTCAAATTGAATTCAGGGGCTCTGCTTGCCAGCTCTTTTCAGACAAGCAAGCAGAGCCAGCAAACCTCCAGCCCTGGTTTTCTGGGTGCTCAAGTTGCAACCATCGTCACTACTGGCGGTATCAGCAATCAGCACCTATGGTCATTGCTTGATACCCCTCAATAAAGGGTAAAAAATAATGACTCAAGAATTGATTAATGCTCAGCAGGATGAGCGAGGCAGAGTGCTATCTGCTCTAAATGAGCTGATTGAAGCAGGCCAGACCAGAGAGCTGTCTGCTGAAGAAAACGAAAAAATGAAAAGCCTATTTGAAGAGGGCGAGCAGCTAAAAACTAAGTTTGATGCTGAGAAGCAGAAGCTCGACAATAAGCATAGGCTGGAAGTTCTCCAGGCTGAGCTTTACAGTGCTGGCGGTCAGCGTAAGCCTCACCTGATTCTGGGCCATGGCACTGCCACTGGTGGTAAAAACTCTGATAACTTCGCTTCTGATGCCGATAAGGAAAAGGAAAAACAAGCCCGCCAGAAACTGGGCATGAGCCTGTATTTCGCCGGCCAGATTTCCACCGCTGAGGCTGAAAAGTATGACCTCAGAGCAGATGTTAACACTGCTGGCGGTCTTTTGTACGCTCCCCAGGTGATGATCCAGGAGCTTTTCATGGATCTGAGAGATAAAACTTTCATACGCAAGATCGCTGATGTCATGCAGCCTCTGCCTAAGAAAGGCTCCCTAGGCCAGATCACCGGCACCAAAGTGGGCAGACCCACCAGGACTGGTGAAAAGCAAAGAGCCACTGCTGATAGCTCTCTTTCTTTCGGTAAGCGTGAGATGTTCACTCACGATCAATCTCTCTCTATTCCAGTATCCAGAGAGCTGCTCAAGCACGCTGATCGTGATATTGAATCAATGATCCGCTTGCTCTTTAGTGAGGCTTTCGCTGATGAGCAGGAGTATGAGTACTTCCTGGGCGATGGTGTGAAAAAACCCCTGGGCGTGTTCGTGGCTCATGCTGATGGTATTCCCACTAGCAGAGATTACTCCACCGGACACACCAGCAGCACCGTGGTGCATCCCGATAACCTCCTGGGACTGGCTGAGCAGGTGCATGAGTCCCACCAGGCCAAAGGGTCGTATATCATGAATCGCCAGGTGAAACTGGCTTTCAGACTGTCAAAAGCCAGCACGGCCGGCACCTATCTCTGGCAGCCCTCCCTGATTGCTGGTCAGCCTGATACCTTCAATGGTTATCCTGTTTACACCTCAGAGAAAGCTCCAAGCACCATGACCAGTGGCAGCTATGTGGCTGTGTTTGGCGATTTCAAAGAATACAAAATCCTTGATGCTGCTGAGATGGACTGGTTCGTTAACCCATATAGAAAGGGTGACACCAAAGAGGTGGAATTCGATTGTACCGTTTATAACGATGGTCAGCCGCGCCGCCAGAGTGCTTTCAGCCGCTCGAAAATGCCGTAAGAATCAGCCGCTTAGCTGATTTATACAACTCACCAGCCATGGGGCTCTCTTGAGCCCCGGCTGGCTCACCAAAGGTTTAGAAAAATGCCTAAAATTGATTCTCTAATTGATGATTGCGTATTCAAGCGAATTATGAACGCTCAAGGCGCCGCCTCCACCGGCTCTGTGTCTCCCTATTCTGTTGATTCCGCTCCTGTGGATGTCTCAGACTGCGAGGCTTTTGTTATCCAGGTTCTGATCGGTGCTATGGCTGCCTCTGCTGTAGCTGCTTTCAAGCTCCAGCATGGCAATCTGGCTGATGGCTCCGATCTTGCTGATGTTGAGGGCTCTGCTCTCACTTCGATGGGTGATACTGATGACAATAAGATGTGGGTTTCTGAGGTCATCCGCCCCAGACCCGGTTTCAAGTACATCAATCCGGTGGTCACCAGATCCGGTGGCAACGTCACTGTGGATGGTATGGTGATCATCAAGTATGGTAAACGGGTTAGACCGGTCACCCAAGATGCCACCGTGAAAGCGGCCAAGCAGCTGGGCAGCCCTGCCAGCGGTACTCCTTAATCACACTACCGAGAGCCTGGGCGGTGATTAAACACCGCTCTGGCTCCTCTCCAGAGGTAAGAAAATGTCTGAAGATTCTAAAGAGATGGTCAAGGTTAGAGTGCTCAAGTCGCTTGCCTGGCATCCGTTCTATGGTGGCTTTGATGATGTCATCAATCTGCCGGCCAACCGCTTTGAAGTGCTCAGCGCTGAGGGCGTGGTGGAGCTGTTCAACCCTGCCCCGGCAGTGCCGGCCGCACCTGCTGAACTGGCTGAAAATGCTGAGGAAGTAGAGAAAAAAGTTGATGAGCACATGGCTGGCCTTGATGCTCTATTTGACAAGCAGGCCGACAATGCAGCCGCTCTGGCTGAGCTGGCGGCTCAAGCTGAAGGCGCTGAGGCTGCCGGTGAGGCTGCTGCTGAGGCTCCTGCCAAGAAGGGTAAAAAATAATGGAATGGTCTCAGGTTGCGCTCCCAGCTCAGATACTTACAGCAGCCGCCGCTAAGGAATGGCTTAAGGTCAGCTATTCAGCTGATGATTCGGTCATTGATGACTGCTGCAAGATGGCTCAGGAGTACATTGAAAGCGAGACTGGCCGCTGGCTTGGGGCGCAAACCTGGGATCTATTCCTTGATACCTTTCCGGCTGGTGACACTATCAAGATTCCCAAAGGCCCGATTAAAACAGTCTCCAGCGTTAAATATCTGGATAGTGAAGGCGTAGAGCAGACTCTTTCAAGCTCGCTCTATACGGTGGCCAAAGGGCTTGACACCAGAATAGTGCTCAAAAAATACAACCAATGGCCCACCATTGATACCGTTCCTCAAGCGGTGAGAATCAGGGTAGTGGGCGGCTGGATTAAGGGCGCCGATCTCTCTGCCGGTGAGACTGAGCTTCCTAGAGAGCTGTATAAGACTCTGAAAATCCTGGTGGCTCACTACTATGAGCACCGTGGGCTGATTTATACCGGCTTACAAATGCGAGAGATGCCGGTTCACCTGGGCGCTCAGAACGCTTGTATTCATCATGGAGTCCAAAACCTATGAGCGGCTCTGGCTGGTTTGAGGATATCGGCAGAATGAGGCAGCGCCTCACTTTGAAAAGCCCAGTGGCGGTGAAGTCTGCCACCGGAGAGGTCACCTACACTTACAGCACTGTGAAAGAGCTTTTCTGTTTCCATCGAGATATCAGAGGGCGTGAGGTGTTCTCTCAGAACCATGAGATTGCTCAAGCTGAGGCCGTGTTTCAGATTCGGTACAAAGAGTGCACTCCAGCAGCTGATTGGCAGCTGGTCTACAACGGAAAAACCTATGAGCTGGTGGCACCACCAGTGGAGCTGGGCGATCAAGATGGCTGGGAGCTATACGGAAAGGTGAAAAGAGATGTCTAATAAAATGGCAGGCGAGACAATCAGAATCACCTCTGAAGGGCTGAAAGACGCTGCTGGAGTTATGGATCTGCTCAGATACCTGGGCGATGATCTCCAGGAAAAGGCACTGAAGAAAGGCATGGTGGCAGCCGCCAATCATGTGAAAGCTCAGCTGGTCAAAAGAACACCGGTTAGAACCGGAAACCTAAGAGACAAAATGACCGTAAAGCCGCTCAGAAAGCGGAAAGGTAGCAGAAGCATTGGTTATATAGTGGGTGCTTCTCTCGATGGTCTCAAGACACCGTATGCCGATGGCATTGATCGCCCAGCTTATTACCTGGTGATGATTGAAAACGGTTACTGGTCGAAGAGGCGCATAAAGAGAGGGCGGAAAGACCCGAATAATCTGGATTATGCCCAGGGCGCTCAGTACATTCCCGGCCGGCCATTCGTTCAAAAATCTTTCGATGCCTCAGTGGAGGGCGCTCTGAAAATCGTTACTGATGAGCTGACTATCTTTCTAGGCAAGAGGCTGAAGTGATGAGCGCCAAACTGAAAGAGCACATCAAATATTTGCTTGAGAATAATTCCACGGTATCATCTCTGGTGACAGTATCAGAGGAAGTTCGGGTTTATTCAGGCAGTAAAGCCCCGCAAAGAGCAAAGCTGCCCTTTATATTTTTCAGGAGCACCGGCTCAAGCCAGGAGCGCCACCTGAGAGGTCTGGCGGGGGTCACCATCGACCAGTACCAGTTCAATTGTGTTGCCACCACTGGAGATACCGCTGAAGCGGTGGCAGAAGCTGTCAGAGATGCTCTCCAAAATTACACCGGAGGTCATCAAAATGGCTCAACCATAAGCGAGTTAGATGTTCATGACATTACAGAGGATGACTGGTCTGATTCTGTTGGCTTGAGTACCTATATCGTGAAAGCGGAAATCTCACACTACTAGATAGAGGATAAAAAACCATGGCAAGAACTGATATTACTCCCACCCAGTTGGCCAATTTTGATGGCTCTGCTGGCGCTAATGAATTCCTGGCGGCTGGCACCGCCTCTGATGCCACTAATGGCAATGCTGTAGTACACACCGGCAGAGAGATTATATTGCTAACCAATACCGGCCCCTCAGCCAGAACCATGACCGTCACATCGGTGGCTGATTCCAAGCTGGGCAGAACCGGCAATATCACCACATACAGTGTCCCGGCTGGTGAAACTCACGTTATCCCGCCGCTGCCTGCTGATGGCTGGCGCCAGGCTGATGGCAAGCTCTACCTTGACGGCTCCCATGCTGAGCTGGTGATCAGAGTGCTCAAGCTGCCGCCTAATCTGCCGCTCTAACACTCTGACTGATCAATCACTCTATTATTTTTGAGGTAATAAAAAATGGGAGCAGCAATCAAAGGTTATAACACCGTGGTAGAGATTAAAGACTCTGCCGGTGTTTATAAAGAGCTTGCAAAATGCAAGCAATCAGACATTTTCAAAGGCTCCAATGCTTCTGAAGATGTGACTCACATGAGGAGCACTGGCCGCCACACTGAGACCGTTCCTACTCTCAGAACAACCGCCCCGCTCAAGCTGGATCTGATCTACGATTCCACCGATCCGACACACTCTAGCACCAGCACTGAGGGTTTCCCTTACCTGCTGGCTTCTGCTGATATCCGTAACCTGAGATTTACTCTCAGCAATGGAAAACAGTTTGTGTATAACGGGTTTGTGGCTGAGTTTGAGATTGGCTCTGCCAATCCCAATAACATCATCATGGCCTCGGCTGTATTCCAGCCTTCTGAAGCACCTGTCAGCGGTATCTAACCACCGCTGATGGTGCCCACCTTGTAACACACTCACACCTCACACCTGGAGAGACTGACAATGAATTCATTGAGCGCTAATGACCTTGAGGCATTAAACGATAAGCTGGTGCGGGTAGAGATTCCCTCTGCCGGTGGCTCTGTGTGGCTTCGTCGCCTCACATCGAGTGAACAGCTTGAGCTTGATCAGCTTGAGGAGCAGGCAAAAGCAGATAAGAAAGATTTTGTGAGAGTTTTTCATGAGCTTTCTCTCTGCCTGGTCGATGAAAACAGAAATCAGCTCTTTCCAGGCGCTGAGGGGCAGGAGCGGCTCAAGCGGCTCCCTGTGGGTCTCATGCGCTCACTGATGGTGGTGTGTCAGAACATCAATCTCATTCCTGATATTGAGGAGCTATCAAAAAACTGCGAGGCAGTGCAACGAGGCGTTTCCTCTTCCGTCTCTGTGCACTGTTAAAAATTGACCATCCCGATCACCTGCTTGAGAGGCTCACTCTAAAGCAGGTGATCGAATGGAAAGCCTTTTATGATTTGGAGCCCTGGGGCACTCTCGCAGATGATGAGCGTATTGGTGAGCTGTGCTGTGTAATTGGTGAGCGCCACCGGAATAAAGAGCAATTTCCTTATCCTTTCCAACCGTCTGATTTCTTTGAGCGGCTCAAGCCAAGGCTCACAGAGGAGCAGCAGCAGCAGCTGGAGGCGTACCGGGAAGAGTGTGAGGCAGCCACAGAAGCAGAGCGCCACCGGTTCAACCTGGCAATGGCTGAGTGCAGAAAACTGATAGAGGAAAAGGAACAGGAAAAACGCGCTCAGGGGGCGGCTCATGGCTAGTAAGAAAGTAATAGCAAACCTGGCTCTAGGTCTCTTTGCTGACACCTCAGAATTAGGGCCCAGCCTCAATAGGGCTGGGTCTTTAGTTCAGTCAGAGACAAAAAAAATGGGGCAGTCGCTCAAGGGTGTGGACAAATCCGCCCGTGAGCTGGCTGTGGCATTTAAGGGCGCTGGAGTCGCCAGCGTTCAGAGCCTGAGCCGGATATCTTCCGATCTGAGAAAAACGGAAGTCGAGGCAAGCCGGTTACATAAAACAGTCTCTGGCATGACCGGCGCTTTCAAAACACTGGGCACCACAATTGTGGCGGCTGTGGGCGTGGGCTCTGCCACCCAGGCTCTTAAGCTGGCGGATAGTTTCAACGTTCTTGATCAGAGGATTAAGACTGCCACCGCCAGCAGTGGTGACTATAAGAAAATGCAGGAGGCACTGTTTAAGGTCAGTCAGACCAATGGCGTGGCCTTAAAAGATACCGTCTCCCTGTTTCAGAGCCTTGCCCGGTCGAGTAAAGAGCTGGGCGCCACCAATGCCCAGATGGTCACTCTTAGTGACACTATGCAAAAGCTGGGGGTTATTGGCGGCTCCTCCTCTGAGGAGATGTCTAACGCGCTCAGGCAGCTCTCTCAGTCTTTTGCCGGTGGCATTGTAAGGGCTGAAGAGTTTAACTCTATTGTCGAAAACATGCCAGAGCTGGCTCACCGTATCGCTCTGGGCATGGGCGTAACTGATGGCAAGCTGAGACAGCTCATGCTGTCTGGTAAGCTGCTCTCTAAAGATGTTTTTGAGGTGCTGCTGAAGCAGGCGCCAGAGATTGCTGCCGAATTCGATAAAATGCCAAAATCCATGGAGCGCTCTTTCAATAGCCTCCAGAATAATATGGGGCTGGCATTTTCCAAAATAGATAAGATGGTGGGCGCCACCAGGCTGGCTGTGGGTGCCATGGATGCCCTGGGCGAGAGCATCAAGAAAGTAGGTGATGCTGTTGCCTCGCTCAAATTAGATAATCCATTCGGAAAATCTGATATAGCTGGTTCACTTTCTTATCTTAGTGCTGGCAATTTCGGGCTCAAGAATGCCGGTATTGATGCTGATGCCGCCTTGGGCTTTCTCGATCCGACAAAAGACCCGGCAAAAGTCAGAGAGCGCATGGAGAGGCGCCGCGCTGAGCTTAAGGGCAAACAGTTTGCTGCCCTTTACGGCCTTGATGATCCTGTTTTCCAGCAGATGTCTGATGAGCTTGACGGTAAGGGCGTTAAGAAATCGGCACCGGCAGCCGCTCCAAAGGCTGGCATAGATGAGAAAGCTGCTGCAAAAGCTAAGAAAAAACATGATGCTGAGCTGAAGCACTCAGAGCAGATCCTGGCTAATATGCGCTCTCAAAATGCTCAGCTGAGGGCTAAGCTGGCTGGTGATGATGAGCTGCTTACAAAAGAGAAAGCTCTGCTCCAGGTCTCAAAAGATAAGACTCTCAGCGACAAAGAGAAAGCGAGAATCTCGAAAGAGATCAATAAGCTCGCCTCAGAACATGCAGGGCTGATTAAGCAGCAGAAAATTGGAGAGGAGAAAGAAAAGCTCAGTGGTATTCTCTCTACTCTCAAAGAGAAATCTCAGGAGCTGAGAAACCAGCTTTCTGGGCAGAAAGAGCTGAATGTTCTGCTCCAGGCTGAGAAAGATATTGCTGAAGCGGTCAAGGTCGGCAAGAAAGAGACCGTGAAAGAGCAGGAGAAAATCCTGGCAGCAGCGAAAGAAGTATCAAAGCTGGAGGAGCAGCTCAAGCGCCAGCGGATTGATAAGGCGATCCGTGAGGATGATGAGCGCTTTACTGAAAAAATCCAGAAAGAGAGAGAGGCTCTGGATAGGATCGGCGCCTCACTGAAAGAGCAGAATGAGGAGCTGAGGCTCAAGCTAACCGGCCAGGATGACCTCATCAAGAAGCTCGATCTAGAGCGGCAGTATCAGAAAGATATTACCGATCTCAAACGGGAAGAGGCAGCCGCCATCAGGGATGTGGAGGGCAATCAAGACTATACTGGCGCAGACAAAGCCGCTCAGATTGAGAAAATAAAGAAAGGCTATGCTGGGCTCTATGATGAGGCCGAAAAACGCCACCAGCTGGCCAAGAAAGAGGGCGATGAGAATGTAAGACTCAATCGCGCTCTTGAGGCTCAAGATGAGCTTTTGCAGAGAATCAAAGACAGTACCGGCAGTTATAAAAACAAGCTGGCTGAGCTTGATGCTGCCTACTTGAGAGGAGATATCACTCAGAAGCAGTGGAAAGCCACCGCCCAGGAGCTTTGGAAAACTCAGACAAAAGCATCCAGCACTTTTGGAGATTCCATAAAACAGATCGGGCAGTCGATGACCACGGCGCTCCTGAATGGCACCAAACTGAATGACGTTTTCAAAAACATGGCTAAGTCGCTGGCGGCTCTCGCTGCTCAGAAACTTGTTTTTGAGCCTCTGGCTAATGGCATTGATAATCTGGCTAACAAGCTCTTTGGCACTGGGAAATATACACCTCAGCCAGTTATGCCTGGCTCTGCCGGCACCACCACCGCTGGTGGCAGTTCCGGAGGTGGGCTGGGTGCACTATCTCCAGCCCTGGGGCTGGCTGGTGGTGGGCCTCCACCCATTGCTAATGCACTGGCTCAGGGGTTCAATTTCCTGGGCAAATCCACCGGACTACCACTGCCCACTAATATGATCGCTGGTGGTCTTAATTTCCTGGGGCGCCTGGGCATACCAGGCTTCGCCCGTGGTGGCTTGGCTGCTGGTGGTGAGCTGGCGCTCACTGGTGAAAACGGCCCAGAGCTGTCTGTTTCTGCCGGTGATAGATATGTGTTCAGTGCCTCTCAGACTCAGAATCTGATGAAGGCCGCCCAGGCTTACTCCAGCAGCGTGGGCTCTCTGGGCGGCTCTGGCTGGTCTGCTGGATCTCATTCACTGATTAGCTCTGGCTGGAATGATCTTTCCGGTGGCGGCTCTGTAAATCTTCAGGATTACCTGGGCGATTGGGTGCCTCAAGGCAGGCGCGATCTCCTCACTTCGATTGGTGTTTCTGGTGCCGGTGCTGAAGTGCTTTCTCTGATGAAAGCCATTAGAGAGGAAAAAAACAACTATGCTAAACAGGCGCTGAATAGCAAACTAACCAATGCCCTCCACCGCCGCGCTCAAGAGTGGCAGGGGCTGGAGGCTGAATATAGAGAGCTTGCCAGGGCTGCCAATTATGCTGGCGCTCAAAAAATGGTTAATGAGGAGACCGCTGCTGGGCGTGGTGAGGGGCTGGCTGCAATGGCTGGCAATGCCATTCTCAGCAATAACCATATCTCCCATGGCATCATATCTAGTGGCAGGCTGGCAGCGCCCAGGGGCAATGCTGTTGAGGATGCTCTCCAGGCAGCAAAGCTCACCGGCAAGATGCCATCTCAGGCGCTTCTCCAGCACCTGGCGGCACTGGATGCTGAGGCCCAGGATGATTACATGCCTGGGCATTTTGTGACACCTGGAGCCGGTTATAAATCCATGTCCGATGTGGGCAGAACCGGCGGCATGAAAGTGTTTGGGGTAGATAATGCCTATGGTGGCGATGGCTACCAGGCAGCCCTGGGTGATATGTTTAACGCTCTCAGAGATGAGCGCTGGGGCAATGATGCCCAGAATAGCTACAACCGCTCCATCAACAATAAAAACCCGCTGGGCAGCTATAAAGGCGCTTCTGGTGAGTATCTCGCAAACGTGGCCGGCTGGAATAAGTTTCCTAAAAACTATGCCGGCCCTGGTGCCAATTCCAGTATCACCGGTGATGGCTTCGATTTTGGCGGCAATGGCTTGGCTCTCACCAATGGTGGGCGCATAGTGCCTACTGGCGCCACTGGTGATACTAACGGCTGGTTTGATGGTGAGTGGACCGGTACACCAAACCCCAAACCATACGATCCCACCGCTAACCCTGGCGAGATTGGCACCATTCAAAACTTCAAGAAAATGGCTGAGGGGATTAGCCAGCGGTTCAATGAGGCGCTCAAGAAAACTGGTCTGGGCGGTATGCTCCAGGGGCTGAAAAACAAAGCAGGGCAGATCATAGGACCGGGCAGCAAAGCCGCGCTTGATGCTTTTAACTCGCTGGTCAGAGCCGGTGGCTCTGGTGCTAAGGAGCTGGCAGGCGATCTGAAATCGTCTCTAGGCTCCTGGGATAAGGGTGACTTCGCTCTCAATATGGGCGGTCTCAAAGGCGATCTAAAATCCTCTGCTGGCTCCTGGGCTTATAAAGGCAAGGGCATCAGAACCGGTGGATTGATGAGCGATCTGAAATCCTCTGCCGCTTCTTGGATGCCTAAACCGGCACCTTATAACGGTCTCTTTGGCACCGGCCCTCTGTTTGGTGATGGCGATTTGAAAGGGCTGGCAGCCTATTCTGGACCCATGCTCTATCCGGCAATGGGAATAGCCATGCCACCATCCATAAAGGCAATGACAGGGCGCCCGCCAGCCTCTCCTCAGCCATTCAGAGGGGCGCTTTCTCCCTATGCAGATCAGGGCTATAGAGATCTCTTTGTTCGCCAGTATGGTGGAAACACCAAAACCGTGGGCGGTGCTGCCTTCAGCCGGTGGCAAACAGACCCATACACTGCCGGCCGTATCCATGCCAAGCTGAAATTTAGAGGCGCTGGCGGAATGCTCCAGGCTGGTGAGAGTGCCGTGGTAGGTGAGGCCGGCAGAGAGATGATCACGGCTCATAGACCAGTGCATGTAACCCCGGCAGGAGCCACCGGCCCTGGTGGCGTGACCGTGAAAGTTGAGGTGAAATCACTTCCAGGCTATAGTGCAGAAGTGACTCAGGCAGCCAATGGAAATCTGACAATCACCCAGGTGAGAAAAATGATGGAGGCTGATGCTGCCCGTTATCCATCGACAAATAACGCGCTAAGGAGTGCTCGCTCATGACACTAGGCTGGCCGCCATCTCTGCCTCAAGATATGCTCCAGGGCGTTCAGACTGGCGCCAGGGATAATGCTATCAGAACAGAGATGACCAGCGGCGATACCAAAATCAGGCGCCGTGATTCTGTGAGAGTGTTCACTCACACTGGTGAGATCTCTGTAACTTCCGCCCAGGCTGCCACTTTCTGGGATTTTTATTATGACGATCACTATGAGGGCGCCCAGCCTTTCGAGTGGCATGATCCCAGGACCGGCACCACCAGAATGATGAAAATTGTGGCACCGCCCCAGGAGACTCACACCGCTGCTGATCGCTCCAGAATCACCCTGGTGCTTGAGGAGGTGCCATCGTGAGGAACATACCAGCGCTCGATCTGCTGAAAATGCAGCAGGCTAACGCCCAGGACTGGATAGCCAGAAACCTGATCACTATCACTCATCCAGATATGGCCACCCCTCTGAGATTCGTTAATGCTCAGGATGCTCTGGTTTATAGCGGAAATACTTATGCGCCCAGGGGCTTTGTGGTGGCACATCCTCAGCAGTCGAGAACAGAGGCCAGCTCTGGGGATCTCACCATCGACAATGCCGATCTGGCAATCATGTACTTTGCTCGCACCTATTCTTATCTCAAGAGAGCAGAGCTGAGTCTGGTTTGTGTTTCTACTGAGACTCCAGGCGCTCCCCTGGTCGGCCCTTATAACTACGTGATTAAGCAAATTGCTCTCACAGAATCTGCTGCTGTTCTTACTCTCGGATATGAGGATGTGCTCCAGGAGGCGTTCCCTTATCCCACTTTCGATGAGCGTTACCCCGGTTTGTTTGGAGCGAGCGCACAATGAGCTGGGCAGATATCCTGAAGTATGGCGCCAGCGGTCTGGGCTTGGCTGCCATGATTGGCGCTTCTTTCTTTGGAAAGGATCGCGCTCCTGATCAGACCTCAAACGTGGTCAATACTGTGGCACCGGCAGCAGACCCAGGAGCGGCTCCTGCTCTGCCTTCTGTTGATGATTATGGCGGTGCTAAGGATCTCCTGGTGCCATCTCTCACCGGTGTGTCTAACCGTGAAAATAAATGGGGCGTGGTGCCCAGGTGCTTTGGAAATCCTATCAGAGTTTTTCCCGCCCTGGCGGCTCACCCTTACTCTGTGGAGCAGGGCTGGCAGAGCACTCTCAGGGTGGTCTATGAATTCGGCCCAGGACCGCTGGAGATCAGCAATATAAAAATTGGCGACCAGCCGATTAGCGCTTATCCCACAATCACCTATCAATTCCAATCTGGCGCCGCTGGTGATGCCCCTCTCACCATCTATACCAATGATGTTGAGCAGTCTCATTTTAGTGAGCTGCTGAATATTGGCACCACTAACCCTGGCAAGATGGCAGGGCAGAAAGCCACCACCATTAGTGTGGTGGTTTCAATGCCTGATGGCATCTGGATTGAGGAAAATGGCGTTAAGCGGCCAGCTAAGATGTGGATCTCTGTGGTTATCGCTCCCTCAGCCGGTGGCGCTGCTGTGGTGGTGGATAATGTTGAGATCAATGTTCTTTCGGTCGGCCAGTATGTCTGGGGTAAGGGCTATTCAGTGCCTGATGGGCTCTATACGGTCTCTGTGGGCAGGTACAATCCAACCAGCTCCGTTGATCCAGATCTGACTCACCCAGCCTATTGGACTAGCCTTGCCGCCTGGACTAACCAGAGCCCTTTCAAAGATTTCAGAAGCTCCACCGGTGAGCTTATCCACATGAGCCGCCTGGGAATTGAGGCGGTCAGCAATAACACCACCGGCACTCTCTCAGGCACTCTGGGTGAGCTTTCTGCTGAAGTGAAATCAAAACTCAGAACATGGGATGGCTCAGCCTGGACCGCCCCGGTGGTTTCTGCCAATCCGGCATGGGTTATGGTGGAGATTCTCACTGGTGCTGCCACCTATCGCAGAGCGCCAGATTCTAGGATCGATGTGGAGCGCTTCAAAGCCTTTGCTGATTTCTGTGATGCAAAAGGTTTCACGTTTAATTATCCGTTCGATTCTGAGACCACAGTGAGGCAGGCACTAGATATAGTGGCAGCCGCTGGGCGTGGCTATTTTCTGGAAAACCGTAACGGAAAATACTCAGTGGGCATCGACCAGCCCCAGGAAACTATTGCTCAGCACTTCACCCTGAGAAACATCCGGGCCGGCTCATTCCAGGCCAGAGTCTCTTATATTGAGCCGCCAGATTACCTGAGCGTTAAGTGGATTAACCCGGCGGTCAATTGGCAGCAGGATGAGCGGAAAGTCTACGATGATGGCAAGGTCGAAGGCGTTGATTTTAAGATGCGTGAGCTGCCCCTCCTGGGCGTCACCAATGCTGAGCAGGCGTATAAACTCGGCCGCTATCAGATGGCTCACAATCGGCTCAGAGTCTGGGTTTATCAATTCGCCACTGATATTGAGCATCTGACTTGTGAGGTGGGTGATAAGGTCAGAGTTACTCATGAGATGCTGGGCTGGGGTCTAGGGCAGGGCAGAATCACAGCCGTCACCACTAATGGTGGCGGTGATGTCACTGGCATCACTATTGATGCCTCTCAGCAGATGCTCTCTGGTAACCGTTACTCTGTGAGAATTCGCCTCAATTCCGGTGCCTCTGTTGTCCGTGAGGTCAACGTAGTTGAGGGCGGCACTAAGGCTCTAGCCTTCACCAGTGTGATCGCGTCTGGTGACCCATTGCCAGTGGTGGGCAATATGGTGATGTTTGGCTACAAAGACAATGAGAGCGCTGAGCTGCTCATCACCTCAATTGAGCCTGATGACGACATGGGAGCGGTGCTCACCTGTGTTGATTACGCTCCTGGTGTTTACACTGCTGATACTGGCTCTATCCCTGCCTTTGAGAGCCAGCTCAGCTACCCTAGAAAGCGTGAGACCATTATTCCTGTTCCCACAATTGTGGGCTGGCAGTCTAATGAGTCAGTGCTGGAGCGTGATGGCGCTGGCACTTTCAGAACCAGGATACTTATAACCATGGGCGCGGTGCCTGAGTATGTCACTCAATTTGAGTGGCAGATCCAGCCGGTTGGTGGCTCTGGCTGGTCGATTTCCTCATTTGTTCCTGCTGTGCCTGGTGCCAAGATTCCGATCTATGACGTTGAGGAAAGGAAAGCCTATAACGTAAAAATCAGAGCCAGAGCCGGTAATTACTTTGGTGACTGGAATGAGAGCATCCAGAATTACACTGTGATCGGTAAGACCACACCACCGCCAGATATTCCCAGGCTGGTGCTGAGAGAGCCTAACTCTAACCTGCTCAGGGTGTTCTATGACGCCGATCATGGTGTGACTGTGCCGGTGGATTTTGCCGGTATCAGAGTGAAAGTAGCCTGGAACGCTTATCCGATCTGGGAAACCGGGCTGGTGCTCGCTGATCTCATGACCGGCACCACATTTGATGCCGGTGGCCTCCTCTATGGCGTTAAGTGTGTCATGTTTAAGGCTGTTGATGTGGCCGGCAATGAGCAGGCAGGAGAGCCCGCGATCATCATTGCTGATTTTGGGCCGGCGGTGGAGGAAAATATAATAGTTGAAATCCCTCACGCTCCTGGCTTTACTATCGGCACCGCCACTGATGCCTCAGTCTCTGGCGGCACTCTGGTGAATAATGATGATGGTGGGCTATTCTGGGGCGCTGATGATGCCTTATTCTGGGGCGCCGATAGTGCCACATTCTGGGGCATCACCAATTATGTGCCGGCCACCTACACCTGGAAATATACGCCACCGCTCTCAGAGGCTAAGCCATTTAAGGTGATGGTGGGCTATTCAATCACGGGGCCTTTCCGGCTTGAGTATCGTGTTATTGGCTCCGGTCTGTACTGGGGCGCTGATGGTGACTATTTCTGGGGCGCTGATGATGAGCTATTCTGGGGCGACGAGTCTAATATTCCTTATGCCCCAGTGCCTGATGCTGGCATTGATGGTGATTATGTTGAATATGATTTCAGGCTTACTTTCTTGCCCTCCACTGAGGGCACTGTGGTTAGTGCGCTAACCCAGAAAATTGACGTGGCGGACATATTTGAGTATGTTGATGATTGGGAGTGCACCAATCCTGGTGGCAGCAGGCCGCCGCTCACAAAAACATTCAGAGGTATCAAAAGTGTTAGGCCGACACTTCAGGGCTCTGCCAGTCATCCTGATGCTGTGAGCTATTTGGTGTTAGATAAGAATGCCAGCGGCCCGCTTATCCAGGCGCTGGATAGTGCTCAGGCTGGCACTACTGGATTATTCGATCTTGAGATAAGGGGATGGTAAAAATCAATGACCGCTGAATTAGCTGCTAACCAACTATCAGACAATACAAAAACCAATCCTCAGATGAAAGTGCTCCATGAACAGCTGCTGAGGCTGGTTAAGGAGTGCCTGGGCGGCAATGGTTTGTATGGCACCACGATCACCATTGCCTCTGGTGTTGCCACCATCGTAGATGGCTATTCAATCTTTACGCTCGATACTGAGGGCTCTGCCTCTACTGATGACCTCACCAGCGTGGCTACTGCTGGCACTTTTCATGATGGGCAGTTGATTGGCTTCAAAATTGCCAATGCCGGCCGGCTTGTGACTTTCAAAAACTCTGCCTCTCTGGTCATGCGTGATGGAGCCGATTACACACCCACCAGCACCTCAGAGATCGTCTGGTTCAGGATTGTTACCGGCACCGGTCTGGTGCAGATTCTGCCTGATTCCACCACCTTACTGGGCAAGCAATTTGGAGCCAAGGCGCTCAGCACCGTTACCATGGCCAGCAATGCCATCACGCCTACCAGGCCGGCGCATAAGGTTGATACCAGTGGCGCTGCTTCAGAAGACCTTAACCTGATCGGTCAGTCAGGTTATTCTGATGGTGACAAGCTCTGGCTGGTTAATGCCAATTCTGCCAGAGTGCCGACAATCAAACACAATCAGACTGGCACCGGCAAGGTGCTTATGGCTGATTCCGCTGATTTCTACCTGAGAGCTGGCGATCTGCTGGTGCTCGAAAAATCCGGCGCCACCTGGGTGGAGGTGTTCCGCTCCAGGGGCTCCCTGATTCCAGATCCCTCCACTGGCAGCGCCGGCCAGTATCTGAAAGTAAACTCCAGCACCAATGGCTATGAGCTTGGCACTGGTGCCGGTGGGTGGACCGTGAGCACTCAGAGCGGTGATTTCACTATTAGCTCAATCACTGATAAAACCAGATACGTTATCACCGCCAGCTCTGCTGTTATCGTCACCATCACAGCAGCCTCACCGGCAGACAATCTAACAGAGATTGAGATGCTCAGGGCATCCGGCTCTGGTCTAATCAGTATCGTTTACAGTGGCGCTGCTGCTGCTGCCAGCAATAAGACTAAGGCGCCAGATGGCGATTACGACACCTATGAGATGCCGGCCGGCGTTATCAACCGGCTCAATATGCTGGCTGTTTCCGGCGGCTGGTCAGTCTAAAAGGAGAAAGAAGAAACCATGAATTTTAGAAAGATACTTTCGGCACTGATGCTGGTGCTTTGCGCTTGGCTCCAGGTGGGTCTGCCGGTGATGGCTGCCACTGGTGTGGCTGGTCGAGTGCAGGTGACAGACAATACGGAAGCTGTTTATTGCGCTTCTACTCCTGTTTTTACAACCGCTACCAGTGCTACTGATATTTTCAACTTCAAGGGTAGTAGCACAAAGACTATCTATATTAGAAAGATAGCTTGGAAGCAAGCGAGTTATGTTGTCGCAACTCAACACCATGTTTATCTGATTAAGCGCAGCACCGCCAATTCCGGCGGGACAAGCTCTGCAATCACGGCAGTTCCGCTAGATAGTAATTTTTCGAGCGCCACCGCTAGTGGTGTCTATTATACAGCCAATCCAACTACTGGAACGAGTGTGGGCACTATTTCAAATAACTGGTGTGTAGGTTCATCCTCGCCAATGAACCAAGTATTTACCACACTATTTGATAGCACTAAAGGTGGCTCCCCTATAGTGCTTCGCGGCACATCTGAAAGCGTGAGCGTAAATTACAACGGCGTTACCGATGGTATTGGCACAGGTGCGGTGGTCGATATTGAATGGAGTGAAAAGTAATGCCAGTACCTATCTATCTTGAGTGGGAAATAAAATTCAACGAGCAATACCTCAAGGGCTCCCTTCAGCAGTTTGTGCCCTTCGCTCCGTTCTACGATATCTGCGTAAGAAACAGAATCAAAGTTACCGTTAACCAGATGAGAGCGCTGGCGGCAGGCAAAGAGCACCGGCACCCAGATGATCGAGCTGTGGCGCTGAATCAGAGAGCCACCAGCAGGGGCGATCTGTTCGTTTATGAAGAGGCACCAGATGAGCCTGGCGATGACCAGATCCCTAAAGAGATTGCGCAGTATTACGCACAGCTCAAGATAGATGAGCTAGGAGATAAGAGCCTGGTACAGGGGCGAGAATCTGGCGGGCTACCGCTCGAAAAAATCCAGGCTATGTTCCCTGAGTTGTTCGATCTCGCAAAGTAATACAACCGGCTCCCAGAGCCACAATCAAAGGTAACGACCATGAACGATAAACTAAAATTCGATATTGATGAGAGCAAAGTGAAAGGCTTTGGCCTGCTCGATAACACCGTAAGGGGCAAAATCAGAGAGGCTGAGGATTTCATCAATAAGCTCGATCTCAACAAAAACGGAATTCCTGATATCCAGGAGCTGGGCGTGGCTCTTGAGCAGGCTTCTCCCTTTGTGAAAGAGGCGCTCCCTGTGCTGGCTTCGCTCAGTCAGTCGATTGATTTCGAGCTGATGGCTGAGGATATCATCAATAAACCATGGGTGAAAAATAAAGCCGCCCTGGTCGAGGAAATCAAAAACCTGGGCGCCCTGGCTGAGAAAGCTGGGAAGATTGCAGAGATGCTCAATTCTCTGCCAGCTCAGAAATAACTGGAGGTGATGAAAATGCGAGAGCTTACATGGTTTGTCGATCTGTTCATTTCAGTGGCGCTGGCACTGGTGGCAGGTGTGGCGGTAATTAATCCGCTCATTCATGCCTTTGTCGCCCACTTGAGGTGAGCTGTGGATAAGACCAGCCTTTCAGCTATTGGTTTCCTGGTGATTGTGTCTCTGTTCGCCATCGGCTTTGTGCTTGATGCTTTCAGCCAGCTCCACTTTGGCCATAAGTATGAGATGCCGGTCTATCTGATTGAATTCTGCCGTTTGGCTCTCCAGTCTGCCCTGGGCGCTGGTGCGTTTGTAGCTTTACGTGAGGCGAGGAAAAAACATGCTGAAAAGAAAAATGATTTGTGCCTGCCTCCTGCTGAGTCTACTGATGACACCAGCCGCCCAGGCAGGAGAATTGAAAAGAAAAACTCTAAAGATAGTTCAGAAAATAGCTGATGTCTGGGGCACCATAAGCGGTGCCACCTGGTCAGTCAAATGATCTGGGAGGCTTGTGACCGCTCGATAATCAGAGACCAGGACAAAGAGAGAAACCAGAAACTGGCTGAGGAGTCTCAAGAGGCTGAGCCAGTAGTGACAGGAGAACAGGACCATGAGCCAGTATTCACCGGCAGCGACCAAACTAAAGATTGATTTTGAGGGCAAGGCTGCCTATCCGTATCTCTGCCCGGCTGGTGTGGTAACCACTGCCATTGGCCATGTGGTCAAGCCAGGTGAGGAGAAAAGATTTCTGGGCGGGAAATCTATAGCTGAGGCTAAACTCCTGCTCCAGCCAAAGACCATCCAGGCATATTGGAAAACGCTCAAGCCGCTGAGCGAGGCTGAGATGCTCAAGATCCTTGAGGCTGATATTGCCTCTCACTCAGCCCCGGTCGATGAGCGGCTGAAAAAATGGGGCGCAAAAGTAGATGAAAACCTGAGAGCCGGTCTGATTGATCTCGCTTTCAATGTAGGACCAGGCGCCCTGGATGGTGGCATTAAAGAGGCGCTCCTCAAAGGCGATAATATCGGCGCTGCTCTGTTCTTGCCTCAGTACTGTAAAGCCACCGTGAAAGGGAAAAGGGTGAGCCTGGCTGGTCTCACTTTCCGACGTTATTCTTTTGTATGGCTGGCGCTTGCTGGTGAAGCCTGGAGGATCGGCGGTGAGACTAATTCTGATCGTGATTGGGCTGAGGTGGCTTTGTTCTTAAATAAGCTCACCGCGCTCCTGAAGGCGAAAGGCAGAGCCAATCCTTTACCCTATGCCGGAAACCGGAGAGAGGCACAATACAGGGGATAGTTTTTTCCAGAGGCTGATCCATCTCAGCATTGACATGACGTTCTCCAAGCAAAAGCCCCGGTGATGAGCCAGGGCTTTTGCTTTTATTGTCCGTAGGTTGAGGGCTTTGCCATCCACATAACAAACCAGCAGAAAAATAGTATCTGCCAGTAGTGTGTATCAAAGTAGGTGATTAGCTCGTGCATTGTTTTTCTTTCTCTCCATTTGTTCAGCCCAGTCTTTGCAATCGAATGAGCAGTAAGGAAACCATGGGCTTTGTCTTATTGTTATTTTTTCAGTGCAGCATGGTTCAGCGCACTGATAGTGTATTTCCGGCAGTAGTTCATACGGTTTTGGAAGTGTCGGCAGTTTCCGCCCCATTGGTGGTGCCTCCTGTGGTTTGATTGGTGCAGGTGGTTTGGGCTTTACACTCATCCTCTTTTCTCTCCTGCCTAAACTTCACTTCCCAGACCGGGATCGTATCTCCATGTTTAAGAGGCTCCCAGGATGGGTGGCTGAAGTTCAAAAGCAAAATATCAGAGTTACTTTGATAGATTCCAAAGCTCTCTAGCTTCGCATTTGGCGGCAGTGGGTTCTCAACAAAAGTCTCTACCGGTCTATTACTGGGCAGCTTCAGAAACTCCTCAAGAAAGCTCTTATGGATTCTTACTTGTTTGTATCTATACTCAGTCACAATTTGGATCTCCTGCTAGTTTTCTAAATGCCCTTGGGTTTTTCCTGTTCCAGTTGTTCACCCAGCCAGTAGCATCACCGCTCTGAGCCTGCCTCTTGAGCATTTTATAATCGCGCTCTACTTGGGTGTGATACTTTGCCGGTCGAGCATTAATCAGCCAGTCTCTCACCCAGCTAAGCCGCATCCACCGATCACCTATTGGATGAAAGCCCCTCATGAGCTTACTGACTCTGGTTTTCTCCCTCCTGGTGCTCATCTGATCTTTACCCCCATTTCTGCCAGTTTGAGAATGAGCGCTGGCAGGTGCTGTATCGCTTCGATCCGCTCATGGAGCGCTGCCTGAATCAAGGGGATCTTACTCATGTAGCCTCGCTGGAAATAATAGAGCCTCCAGCCTTCTTTCCCGTTCGACCATGAAACAAAGGAAGAGTCTATTAATTCAATTTGTGCACTATGCAATACTTTCCTCTCAAATAGCTCCTGCTCAGTCTCTTTGATGATGTCTGAGAGATTGTTATATCTCGCCTCTAGGTCAGCGGGTATAGCTGCCAGTGCCTTTTCTATTTCTGTTTGTATTCTGCTCATCTCCTCACCTCCATTTTCTGCCCAGAGAGCGTTTGAGAGAGCAGCTCATTAGGTACCGTAAAAAGCCCTTGCTCTCCTTTGTACGGTATTGACTCCAGGGCGATCACATCCTCAAGCATCCAGCCAAAACGGCCGGCGCTGTAATTGCCCAGCCAGTACTCACCGCCCAGGGCCATGCTGGGCTGGAGCTGCTCCACTGGCTTACAATCGACCAGCCGCGCCACCGCCACCAGTGCCCCTAGTGGCAGCTCATTGAATACTGGATAGGTCTCTGAAGGCTTCAGCCCCAGGGCTGCTATGTAGTTCTCATCTCTCGCCAGCTCTATCAGCTCGCTCTTTACCTTTCGCTTTGCCGCATGGATGGCGATCCAGCCTCTGTAAGATGTTGGCCAGGATCGTGTCTCGATTTTCTTGGCTCCCATGGCGATCAGTGTCGCCCAGGGCTGCCATAGTGATATTGCTTTCATGGTGTTCTCCCTAAGATTCGCCGGATAGGATGGGTGTTAGCTTGGGCTCTGGAGCCTTCTTTTCTTTGCTGATCATGGGCATACTCTCAAGCAAAGCCCTCAAGTGCTCCTTATCGTGAGCGCTCTTGAGGCGCTTGATCAGCTCCTCCTCCTGCTCCTCAAGATTTCTGCCAATGCCAAACATGAGCCAATCTAAGCCAACCCCATACAGGGTGGCAAACTGGCGCACAATATCAGGCGCCGCGCTTGTCTCTCCTTTCTCAAAGAGGTCAAGCCAGCTGGAGCGCAGAGAGATTAAAGAGCATACTTGAGCCTTTGATAGCCCGGCTGCTGTTCTTGCAAAAACAGCTCTCTCAGCAATTGTTTCTAGTTTCATGGTGTTCTCCGGTGGTGTGTAGTGTAGTGGTGTGGGCTATAGATTTACTCCCATGGTCTTTCTGATGATGTCATCGACTGCCACATCCAGCCTGTTATTAGTGGCTCTAGCCAGCCAAGTCTTTTGCAGTCTTGGAGAGAATAAAGATATTTTCCATTCCTGCTGCCACTGTTCGCGGATTTCCATTTGAACCGTAAGCTGATAACCAGAGCCCACTATCTCATTTCCTGTGGCAACTGTAGCCGTGTAGAGATGATCGTTGAGCTTGTCTAGCACCCGTCTGGATTGCTCAATCAATTCTGCCGGCCCTGAAGCATCTCTAAGCATGTTAGATATCTGCTTTACTGATTCCTTCGCCAGCACCACCCTATCTCTAGTGTGTACCTGTGTCCTGCTGCCGCTTTGCATTAGCATTACAATCTCTGAAGCCTTGATCGTCACATCTCCAGCCTCTGTGCTTAATTCCAAAAATGTTTCCATGGTTCTCCTCCCCCCTTTATTTCGCCACAGCTGTGAAATCAACCCGCTCTATTGAGTGATTCTCAGCCCAGTATGCTGCCGCTGCATCTCTCAGGTTTGGTACTCGATTTCTTCCCCTAGTGAGCGCCACCAGGGATGGTATCGGCTGCTGTGAGAGCAGCGTGAAAAACTTCTGAGCATACGTAGGATCGAGAATACCGGCCTCATCGAACACCATCAGATCGGCTCCTCCAATAAACGCCAGGGCGATCTGGAAAACAGCATTGATGAGCCATTTCTCTCCAGGTGAGCAGCGCCGATAGGAGCGGCCGCCCCAGGTGATATTTAGGTCGCTGCTGATCTCAATCACCGGGCAGCCCAGAGCCTCAGAAAATGGTGCCAGGTATTTTTCGTTCAGCTCATGCAGGGCAGCAGATGAAAAGCCCCGCCGCCAGCCATCCGGCTCCAGCAGGTCAATCAGGAGCTGATTCTGCTGAACATTCTTGTGAGCTGCATCAGCTGTGATTTTTTTGTTGTATGCCTCAAGTCTCAAGCGGCAGGCGTTTATCTTTGTTCTCTGAGCCTCGATTTCATCAGCGCTGGGAGCATCGGTTTTAGGTCGAGCTTTCAGCTCTTTGAGCTTTGTTCGTTGGTTGTCCTTTGTGTAAAACTGAGAGCGATACATGAGAGCCGCCTCTCTCGCCAGAGCATACTCGTTTCCAAGCTCATCACACTCTTTCTGAGCACTTTCCAGAGCTGCCTGAATAGCAGCCAGCTCCTCTTTGGTCTGAGCTTCTGGCGGTTTTTCTTTCGTTCTCTTGTCGATGTGGGCGCCACATGACCAGCAATCGAAGGTTTCCACCTGAGCAGCCGGCCTGGGCAATTTCTTGAGCCTATCATTAGCCTCTTTCAGCTTCTCCTCAAGCTCATCAGCTTTGATGATCGCTGCATCTCGTTTCTGAGCCACCTCTGAGATGTCTGCGATCTCTTTCTCAAGGCGCTCCAGCTCAGCACTCTCAACCGCCTCCACTTTCAGGAGCCCCTCCAGCCATGATTCTGCCTCAGTAAGCTGGGCTCTCAGGCTGTTCTCAGACTGAGAATATAAGGTGTCATCCCAGCCCTGGGGGCTCCACTTGCCGCCCTTGTCTGAGCCGTAGGTTTCACCGGTGGTGGCTTTCCAGTCTCTTTTCCACTGGGCGCCGCGCTCTTTATATGCTTCCCAGGCACCATCCCAGCCTTTACGCTGGATGTTATCCCAAACTGTTTTGACGTAGAGCTTAGCCTCCTCCAAGCTCATGCCTTTCACGATCTCTCGCTCTTTCATGGCTTTTCCGAGGTCTGCAATTGTCGGCTCAGTCTTGAGGAGTGTTTGTAGATACTCGCTGATTACTTTCGGCTTCTCCTCGCAGAATCTCACCAGGCCGGCTGCATAGATTCCGGCCGCCGGCCTGCCGGTGCTGGTCGGCTTACACTCGGGGTAAGTGCACTCATAAAGCAGCTCGCCACCATCAGTGATTTTGATCACTCCAGAGGCGTGGCCCTCCCTGATCATTTCTTTCCGCTCAGCAGGAGTGGAGGGGAATTGACCGGTTAGAGCGTGTTGAACCGGCAGGAGCTGGCTGGATTTCCCGGCGCCATTTCTGCCGCTGATGATGGTGATCTTTGAGTGCAGCTCAATGGTGCTGCTGATTATTGAGCCCAGGTTTCTAATTTCGATTTTCACTTAAAATACTCCAAAAAATTTGAGGATATTGCCCACACCGCTGGTCACATTGAGCAGCAGGTTCACCCGGTTAATGGCTTTCCAGGCTTTCTTTCCGGCTGCTTTGTATGGGTGGCGCTCTGCATAAGGCCGCTCATCAGGGATCTCACTGTTCTCAATCGGCTGGCTGAGAATCAGCTCCTCTTTGCGGTCGTTGAGTGAGTAGTGATATCGCCTGGGCGTCTGGGGGTCTTTTAGCCGGTCTATTTTGACCAGGGCCTTAACATCATAGGGCTGGTCATTGATCAGCACCTGGAGCGCCTCAGCAGAGGGCAGAGAGAGGGCGCTGAGAGCGCCCATGGTGAGTATTAGTTTCTGCATTAGAATTCATCCTCTGGGAGCAGGTCAGCGCTGGTGCTGGCCGGCGGTGTGGGTAGTGATTTTGATTCCGGCTGAGGCTCAGGCTCTGCTGGTGGAGCTGGAGGGGCGGCCGGCTGTGCTTGCTCTGCCGGTGGTGCCGGTGGCTCTTTCTCTTTGTCAGCCTTTTCAGCTTTCTTGCCTTTCGGCTTTTCTTTCGCGGGCTCCTCTGCCGGTGCTGCATTTTCGATACTGGCGAGATCCACAGTGGCAGTGGCGCTGAAAAGTTTTTTCACCTCCAGCTCACCAGCTTTGATGCCTTTCAGCACCGCTGCCAGGCGCCTCAAGTGAGCTGCTTTCAGCTGTTCAGGTTTGCCAATTTTCAGGAAACCATAAACCCTGCCCGGCTCCACATCGAGTTTTTTAGCAAAGACCTCAATAGATTTCTTGGGATCTTTCAGAGCTTCTGATTGTTCTCTATCGAGGGTTTCTAGGATTCTCTCAAAGCAGCGCTGAGTCAGATCTTTTGGGAAACAATCAAGCAGCGTGTTTCTCTCAAGGATTGATTTCTGCCGGTTCACTTCCTGCCGGATATCATCAGAGCTGAGGGCATCCTTATCAGTGCCGGCCTGTTTGTGCAGTACTATCACGGTTTCAGTGTGGGTGCTGTTTTTTTCGATATCCCACACCACCACCTGGATCTGGGTCTGTTTGTCAGCCTGGCTCTTTGAGTGCTCGATAGATTCCCATTCAAAATTCCCCCAGATACTGGCCAGGTATTTAGCAAACCAGTGAGAAAGCCCCTCAATCACAGTGCCGCCCTTTGGCTTTGCATACAAGCACTCATCAGCAAATATCAGCTGATCGCACTTGCCAGGCTCATGCACAATATTTCCGTTCTCGTCTGTGTAGTTGTAACCCAGGAGATTCTCCTCGATTGCTCTCATGTCTCTGGGCACTGCCCTGGCTGCCATAACTTTTGATGCCACTTTCATGGCTTCACCGGCTGCCTTGACTGCAATTGATGCCTGGAGCCCTTTGAGATCCACTGGGGAGCCCAGGGCTGTGCCCGGCTCATCTTGCACCGGCCGTGGTGTTATCGTCTGAATGTTATTCATGTGTTCTCTTTCCTTTCGTGTTGTCTATCCACTGATTGCAGAATTCACCGCCCCAGAGAGGGCAGGTGGTTTTAGTGCAAAATTTCGAGCTGCCGTTAAATCTAAATATCTTTCTGTTTTTTTCTTTCCTCCATACACTGAGCACCTCACCCAGCCTGGTGATTGCTGGTAGTGCTGCATCCAAACATTGATCGCGACTATAAAAAATCGGCTCCAGCTTTGCCGGTGCTGAGCTTAACGCCACCCGCTGAATCACCTGAAGCTCAAAACCTCTGACTCTTTGGCCCATTTCAGCCTCAACCCCCAGAATGTAGCCTCCACCCTGGGCGCCATAATTTCCCAGCTGTCTGGGAAACTTGTGATCATCAATCCTGGTGAGCCCTCGCCAGCTGTTGATGCAATCAGGCTTCATGACCATCACCAGAAAATCAAACTGCTGGATGGGCAGAATCAGCTCAGTCTCAACCGCCAGTGGTGCAGCATATGGGATATAAGAAAACCAGCTCTCTCTGATAACGCGCTCTAGCTGCTTCTCTCCCTGCTCCACCGTTTTGGTGGTCTCATCAGTTTTAACGCCCTTGAGAAACTTTTCTCTAAAGCGGCTCTGGGCCTCTCTGACAAAGGGCGCCACCTCTGGGATCTCTCCGGTCTCAATCTTGTGCTCTAGCATTTTTGCTACCGCCTCATGGGCAGCGGTGCCAAACACTGAGCCCACAAAGTTCTGGCCGCCGGTCACTTGTTTTTTTAGGCTGGGCAGATTGGTGGCAGCCCAGCGCCCCTCACAGTCATTCCAGGTGGGCAGGCTTGATGGGTGCAGTAGAAACTGGCTCATGTCACTTTCCCCGGCTGGCGTTCTGAATATAGACTCTTAGCGCTTCCAGAATCAGCTCCTCCTGTGTTCTGAAAGTGGCTTTTGCTGCCTCCTTTACGTCTTTTAGGATTGGCTCCGGTATCATCACCTGAGCAAACACTTTCGTTTTTGTCGTTTTCCAGATCGGCTGCTGCCGGTTCTGTTTTTTGCGGTAAGCAGCCATAGCACCTCCCAAGGCTCTCAAGAAAAGCCACCTCCTCAACATAGTGAAGGCAGAGAAAACAAAGCCGGGCCGCCATTAGAATGGCACCTGGATTGAGTCTAGTGTCAGCTCCTGTGCCTGGAGGCTGTTGAGCTGCCTGGCGTAAATTGTTGATAGCTTGCAGAAACCATCCATGGTGCCCTCGTTTGTGATGTCTTGATTGCTCTTTCTTCCTGCCAGCAGACCGCTCAGGATGATGGCAGCCTGGAGATCTTCCAGGTCGATGCTGCCGGTGATCTGAGTAGTTTCTCCGGTGTGTTTTTTCTGTTCTTCAGTGACTTTCACTCTATTGTTCTCCCTCTGATGTTTTGATGCTTTCCATGTCCCAGCGTTTTGTGGGATTGATTCGGATTCCTTTGTAAATTGTTTTTCCGTCTTTCGTTCCTTTCTGAAAGCCAGCGGCCGCCATCTCTTTGCCAAACCTGGTGAGAGTCCATGGGCTTTTCATTTTTAGAATATTCCGCTGGTAGTTATAGTGCACATTGAATAATTCGGTGGCGTAGTAGTAGCAGGATTCTGAGGGGTCGAGGTCACAAAAGCCCTCAATAAAGTTAGCCAGCTCATCCATTTCCCGCTTGTATTCAGCCTTTGCATTGAGCATCATCTGGCTGGGATGTACGCCCTTTCGGGCTAGGAAATCCATGCAGCCTCTCACCGCCCAGGCAAGGATGCCGCTCATTTCCCGGTCTAGCTCCTCATCCAGATCCTGCTGCTGCTCTGCTTTTGCGAAAGTGCGATAGAAAGGAAAAACGGTAATCCTGATCCAGGTGGCGTGATTGCCATTCCCATGCACTTTCGGCCGCTCGTTTCCGTAGATCCAGATCTTGGCACTTGGGTTAATATCGAATGGCTGCTGATGTGTTTTACTGACTGTAAGCTGGTCGCCACCGGTGGCGCTTTTCATTTTTTCATCATCAATCGTATCTTTGCCACCGATCTCATCCATGACCACGATTCGGGCAAAGGCGATATTGTAAAAATCAGAGTATTTGTTTTCTTGCTGGAGCAGCAGAATGACATTTTTCTTGGCACTCTTTGAATACTCTCTTTTGCCGCCCAGCCTCAGCAGGCGCTCACCTATCTTGGATTTTCCTGCATCCTGCTTACCCAGGAGGAGAAAGAACAGCTTTTGATTTACCAGCCCGGTAAGTGAGTATCCAACGGCTCTAGCAAAAGCCTGAATAGTCTCATGGTCGGTTTTCCAGGTGACTTTCTGCCCGGTCTCTGCCTCTACCACATTCGGCTGGGGCTTAACAAAGACCTCGCTGAGAAACCTGATCCAGCGTGGGCAATCAAAGTTATCAATGCCTTTGTATTCCCAGGGGATCTGCTTCATGCACATATATTTTTTGTCGTGCTCTAACGCCTCTCCGGTCTCCAGATTGATCACACAATTGGCGGCATTGAGGAGCAGTGGGTTTGCATCAAACTGCTCAAGGCTGGCTTTGCACTTGCTTTTAGCCAGCTCCACCGCATGACGTAAGCCAGCATCATCACCAAAGCGCTTATACCAGCTGGCTCTCTCTGCTGGGTCAAAACGCTTGGAATTCTTCCTAAAATAATTGTTTCTCTGCTCCACTGCCTGAGCCATCAAATGCTTGATTTCGCCCGTGTTATCCTCGCTCCATCTGGTGCCGCGCCAGATCACCCAGGTGTTAGTTTCTGGTATGTATTTAGCCACCTCTCCAAAGAGGCGAGAGAAAACCAGAGCCAGGCTCATTTCTGAGTATGGGTTATTATCCTCTGCCAGCGGTGCCACCATTGGCAGTGCCGCCACATTGACTGTGGGCGCCTCTGCCGGTGGCTCCAGAGCCTCTGCCTGGCTGTCTGTTTCTTCCGGTTTCCAGAATTCAGCATCTCTGCCCAGGGCGGTTAGCTCATCCCTGGTGCCGCCCTGATTTGCTGCCCATTCAAGCAGACCAGGGCCATTCTGGGCGGGCATTGTATCCGGCTTGAGGAGTCTGGGCAGCCAGAGAATCTTAACTGGTATCTCATGCTCACTCAGATGCCTGGCTTTTGCCAGAGCGCTTGAGAATGAGGCTCTATCCTGCTGGGGAATAATCAGCACATATTTGGAGCCATCACAATCTCTCTCTGGGCGAGCTTTAGCAAAGCCTTTCGGATTGGACACACCGCCCCGGTGGCAGAAACCGACCAGCCGCCAGTCATCCAGTAAATCACACTCCAGCTCATCATTTACGTTGATAACTACGTGTTTTCTTTTGGCTTTCTCAATCACCTCCAGCCGGTTATAAATCGGCCAGGGGTAAGATGTGCCGGCCTTCAGCCAGCGCCCATCTGATGTGGGTCTCTGGGGGCGGTCGAGAGTGCCCACTGGATGCCCCTCTGGTGTGAGCTGAGTGACTCGCACCACCCGGCCGGCAATAAAGGGATCGCCGTTTTCATCGAGTGATTTGTAAATCCAGGGTGCTGTGCCTCTCTCTCCAGAGCGGCTGAAAAGCTCAGTTTTAACAGCCTCCTCCAGCGCTGCTGGGTCTGTGCCCCAGAACCACAGCTTTTGAGCCTTCAGCCCTCTGATAATCTGGTCACGGCGGCAGCCATGCCAGCACTCAAGAAGAGGCTCACCGGCTGGATCTTCAGGATTAGCCGCGATGGTGCCACTGGCGATGGTGCCAGGGTGACCAGGGCAGACTATAACCATGCCATCCTCTGTGGTCTCCATCTCCTCACCAGGCATGAGCCTGGAGTGGATATAGAGAGCTGGGTGTTCAGGTGCTCGATTTTTCCAGGTGCTCATTTACTCAGGCGCTCATTGGTGTGTAGTCTTAAAAGGCGTGATTGTTCGATAAGTCGTGGAGCGATAGCCAGAGCCAGCTCTCTGGGTATCTTTCGTGAGATGTTTTCTCTAACAACTCCATCAACTAGCCGCCCGGCTGTAACCCAGTAGCCTAGAGTTTCCTCACAGCTGATAGCCCAGATCCTTAGTGGTGCTTTCATGATTACCTCATCCAATTTCGCCGGCCCGGCTTTCTGTATTCCGGTCTCAGGCTGTAATACTCATGTCCATAAAAGTGAGCCTTTGGCCGCCAGCTGTTATGGTCAGCTGTGCCATGGTCGGCACCAATCCAGAGATCTGGAAAATGCTCAGCCAGCGCCTCAGCTTGCTGCTGGTTAGCGTAGATCTGAGCAGGAGCACCAGTGATGATGCCCAGGGGCTGGTGGGAGCCGTCACCAAAGAACCAGGAAAGCTCATCTTGAACTAACTCCTCACACTCATTTTCTGTCTGCGTTATCAGCTTCTCTCTCAGATCAGCTGGCACATCAGGAATGTTTAGATCGTGGAAAAAACCATCTATAAACATTTCAGCTCGCTGCCTCATGTCTGCTCTGATGTTGCTCTCTGCCAGCAGTTTGTCATATAGATAATCTAAGTGATCGGTCATTGTATTGCCCTGTAAGTTGCGGCTGATAGTTACTCAGTAGTTGCTAATCATTAGTTCTGTAGCGCGTTTCTGCTTCCGTTCAGCGCTGCAATTGTTCATGCCGTAGGTCAGCACCAGGGGGCGAACATTACAGCCAGCATAAAGCGCTCTCACTTCTGGGCAGTCGTTTAGGGTCAGGAGCCACCGGCCAGGCAGGCACCTAAGACCGGCGGCTAGGCGCTCATGGTCAATTTCTTGATGCTTGTATAGCCCCTTGATTCCATAATACGGCGGGTCAACAAAAGTGAAGGAACCGCGATCAGCCCTGGCGGCCAGGAACGGAATGTAATCCTCACAAGTGATTGAAACACGGCTAAGGCTGTCAGGATAATTCAGCAGGCTTTCAATCTGCTTGAAAGTAAACCGGGTCAAGCCAGGGCCAAGCCCGCCCATTCTAACCGTCCCACTGAAGCTGCATCTATTGAGGATATAATATTCAGCCGGTGAAAGAGTCTCTTTCTCTCGGGCAGCCTCGCAGTAGCATCTAATCGCGGTCTCTGACTGATGCCGAATCAGTGCAGCTTGAGCCACCACTTTCCCGGCTGTTACTGGATTCCGAAGTGCTCTCCAGAAACCAACTAGCTCTGCGTCACGGTCATTGCCGCTAAAGGACAACCAGGGACGCTCAGCTAGCAGGGCCAAGAAAACAGAGCCGCCGCCTAAGAACGGCTCAAGGTAGCTCTTGATGTCCTTTGGCACCTCGGCCAGTATTGTTTTTACGGCTCGGCTTTTGCCGCCAGGATATCGAAGTGGTGATTTCATTTTAGTTTCTTCCGGCTTATTCCTGATCAGTTTGTAGTTATCGCTCTCAGCTGCCCTTTCCCCAGGCTGATACCATGCAATCACGGATCTCAATGAGCAGAGACTGGATATCAGCCAGAGACTGCATTACCTCTTTCAGATCGGCTGACTGCTCTGGCACCACCGCTGGCACCACCGCTGAGCCACTATTCTGAGCCTGTAAAAACTGCATCCATTCCGCCTCAAGGAGCTGAAGGCTGCAAGGCTGAGTAGGGCGCTCATGCTCTGGGAGTGTTTTGTATTGCTGATAGAGTGCATATCGCCTGGCCTTTGTGGTACTAGATCCTTTCCTGGTGAGGTAATCACAAAAGGATTGGTGAAGGCGATCTAGTTTGTTCTTTCTCGAAAATCTCATTTAGGTGTGTTCTCCAGTGTGGTGGTGGGTTACTGGTGCGCTCTTTCCAGTCTCTCGATCTCAGCTGTTAGCTGTCTATTGAGGTCGAGCTGCTGCTTGTATGCCTTAAAATAGGTCATCATATTGAATCTCAAAATATCTTTCTCAGCTGTGATGCTGGGCAGCTCGATCTTTTGAAAATCATTCTCTGCTTTCAGCTCGTCTAGTTCTGCTTTCAGCTCAGTGTTTTCTTTTGCAACCTCGTGATAGAGCGCTCTGTAATGCTTCGCTTGAGCTTTGAATTTATCCACAGTGCTGACTACTCCAAGCAGATCCACCACTGGCTCAGTGTTCAAGAGCTTATTTTCATTTTCCAGAGCCGTGATTTTCTCCATAGCTGCCTTAAGTTTCTGCTGGAGATCAATGGCTATGCCCATCCAGTCAAAAGCCTGATTGATGAATGGCGAGTTAGTGTTAGATATACAAAGGTTGCCGAATTCCAGCAGAGTCTCACTCAGCCATTTCCGGCGCATTTTCAGCAGCAGAGCACCATCATTTTCTGAGCGTGGTTTGTCGAGTATCTCACCAGCTCGCTTGGAATAGTCAGCGAGAGCCCTTTTTATAAAGGCTGTGGTACTCTCCAGGTGTTTTTTTCCACCGGTCTTGATGAATTCTGCCCAGCTTTTGAAATCCTTAGATGACACCCGGCAGGTGCTGCCCTCATGGCTGATCTCATAAGTGGCAGTCTCAGGCATATTGAAAATCAATTCCACCGGCTCACCACATTCAGGGCAAGGCGCCCCTATATGTTCTTTAATCATTGATTCTTATTTATCCTCCCTGGCTATCCCTCTGGCGGTGGCGTCACTCTTTCGAGCGCCCACTAGCCACCGCCAGAGGTGCCAGTATCCCCTCTGGAAAAACCGGTTAGCTTGTGGGCCAGAGCTTTGCTATTGCTGTTTTGAAAGCCTCAGCGGTTTCAATTGATTGCTCTCGATTGAGGAACATTATGACGCCCTCATTGGCGCCCTCTGGTTTCAGTTCAAGTGCCAGCAGTTTTTCCGGCGGCTGATTTTCCCTTGCCGGTTTTTCTGCTGGAAACAGGCTTATCAGCATGGCTGGCGGCTTTTGCTTTTCCTTTCGCTGCTGGCTTTTCATTTGTTTCTTTCTTTCCTTTCGCCTCTTTCGGCGCTGTTGTTTTCTTGGCTTTCTTCGCCTCAGCTTCAGCTTTCTGCTGAGCCAAGAAAGCTGCTTCAGCCACTTTCAGCTCTTTCTCATTCGCCATGATTCCTAACACTCTGTTGGTGTTTGAGAGACCATAGAATGACTCATCATTCTTACTGTTCATGATTGTGGTCTTGAGCATCTCCGGTGTGTATCCAAGGTCGAGAGCGGCACTCAGGACCGCTTTCATAGCTACTCTCACCGCCAGATCATCATGCTCCTCAGAGATCTGGTGATAGTCGAGGAAATAGCCGGTGAGCTTTTCCTTATCTATTTCCGGCACATGGAAAACGCTTCTCTCTGCTGCATCCAGGGATTGGATGATTTCCTGTGCCTGCTCACCGCTGATAGTGGTGCACTCACCGGCCGGCTCAGCGGTGCTGCCATCATCCTTGGCTTTACCTTTCAGCTCCAGCTTGAGCTGCCCCTCCAGGTCTTTTGGCTTGCTGGTGGTCGTCACATTGCCGCTATAGGTGACCGGCTGAGAGTCGGTGAGAGCCTCATACATGGGTGTTTTTAGATAAGCATTTTCAATGTAGTTGCCTACATCGAGACCAGGCACATCAATCTGGATATTTCTCAGCGCCAGGCACAATACTTTAGTGTGATTGTCGGCATTACCAGAGGCGTGGCGGTATTGCTTGGAATACTCTTTGTAGTCTTTCTGGTATTCCGTCCATGAGTCAGAATCATTCAGCCCAGGGTTAGACATATTCCGCCATTGATTGTTTAGCCTGATCCTGGTGGCTAGCTGCTCCTCAATATATCTAAACCGGCCGCTCACGATGGCAGGCAGAGCCAGAGCCGGTTTGATATCCTCCAGCTTTGTCTCCAGTCCATCAGAGGCCGGCTCACCAGCCGTCACCGCACTCTGGGCACTGGTGCCACAGGCAGTGCCATCTGACTCCCCCGCTTCTGAGTCACCAGTAACAGGGGTTTCCCTCTCCACATCTGGGGCAGGCGTACCATCCACAGGGCTCTCTGTCTGTGCAGGCTCCCCCGGCTGCTCACTTCCCTCCTCTGCGTTTATCGCCTCCACTGTCGCCGGTGCTGTTTCCTCTTCTGGTGCTGTTTCCGGCGCTGGCTCTGATTCCGATGACTCCTGGGATACTTCCGGCTCCCCTGCCAGAGCTGCCTCCAGCGCCTGCTCCTCTTGTGTTATTTGTTGATTTTCCACCGTGTTTAATTCTCCATGTTTCTAGTTGTAATAGAGCTTCTTGATCGCTCTCTGCAAAAAATGCAATGCCACCAAACCTGGTGACCGCATCCAGCCAGCGCTGCTGGCTCTCTAGTCGTTCCTTTTCTGTTGTTCTCTTCCCTCCTGGCCTCTTTGCCTCGATTGCTAAAAATACTGCCACCCGCTTGCCCACCATCTCTGGCGTGATTTCAACCTGGTGAAAGCCCAGGAAATCTGGCGGTGATTCGCCTGCCTCAGCGCCACACCCATACCTGATGAATGAGCCGATCTCAGTCAGTGCCATACCTGATGGATTGGAATAAATCCTGGTATCTGTGCGGCCGTTGAGTGTTTTCTTGAGGCGCTTCTTTACCGCTGTTTCAGATCGATTGATTTCCCGCTGCCCTTTCGCCATATGTTCTTTTTTATCCATAGATGTCTGCCGAATTCCTCATTTTTTCCAAGCTCCAGAGCCAGTGCTATGCAGTCTTTCTCAGAGTGGCACTTATATAGAGAGTCAGCAATTTTCTGCTTAATCTGCTCTCGCTGCATTAGCTTTGTGATCCGCTCCTCATCCACAGCCAGAACCAGCTGCCCCGCCACCTGAATGATCTTTCTTTCCTTCACCGGCACCGGTGTGAAGCACTGAGGGCAGGCACTCGGCCCCGGCTCAAACTGAGCATGGCAGAATAAGCATCTGATGAGCCTTTCGCCCAGGTTCTCTCTCTTCTTTCCTTTCGGCCGCCCCTGGAGATACCATTCACGATCCATATCGGGCAGCCCGTGGCGGTAGGTGTTCCCTACGTGATCGAGGATATAAACCAGGCGCTTACCTGGTGCCGCTCTCATACCTCTGCCATTGCCCTGGCACCAGATCACCAGAGATTTTGTGGGTCTGAGCCAGATGACTGCCTCAACCCCAGGCACATCAACCCCCTCAAGAAACATATTGACGCTGGTGAGCACCTGGATGCTGCCATTTTCAAAGCCCTGGAAAATCGCCCGCCTCTGCCACTCATCCATATTGCCATCTATGTGGCTGGCTTTGTAACCGGCAGCGGTGAAGCGCTCAGCTGTTTCTTTTGCCCTCTTAATGGTGGCATCAAAAACAATTGCTCTGGCACCAGGGCAGAGCCTGGAATACTCAGCCACCGCCTCACCGGTGATCTTGGCTTTGTCGAGTGCCAGCCCTGCTTTTGTCAGATTGTACTCACCATCACTGCTGCCTACATCAGAGAGGTCAAGCTCATTCGGTGGAGCAAAGACCACCGGCTGGACTAATCCCCGGCTGGGATCTTTCTGATTAATCTCAATCAGCTCTTTGATCTGCATTGAGGGCACCATGCAGCCGTAAGATAGATCCAGCCCCTTACCATCAGGGCGCTGAGGTGTGGCGGTGCAGCCTAGATTTTTCGTGAGAGGTGACCAGTTTCTGAGGAGCTGCCACTGGCTGGCCCTGGCGTGGTGGCACTCATCCTCGATTCTGAGGTGTGGCGGTCTCAGCCCCTCCATGCGCCTGGCTGCTGTTTGTACCATGCACAATTTAACGGTGTGATCGCCGTCTGGTTTTCCGCTGGCGATCCAATCATGAGGGATAGAGAACCGGCTCAGGCGCTTGCTCACCTGCTCCAGAATCTCTCTGAGGTGGCTCTGGATGTGGACAACATGGCCCCGGTGATATGCCCGGTATGTCATAAACAGAAAGCAATGAGTTTTCCCATACCCGGTGGGCGCAACAAAGACAACATTCTGGTGTTGCCTCCTGGCGATCCGCACCGCTCCCAGGTGCTCCTCCTGATAGTCATAAAGGATGGGCTCAGGCACTTTTCCGCCCTCTCAGAGCAGCCCAGAGCCTCTGCCACCAGGGGCGGGGCTTGGGTCTGAGCCCTCTGCCATAGCTTTGTATAAAAATCGTTTCTGAGGGCACCTGAAGCCCCTCAGTCAAGACTGAGCAATCAGCTTTGATTTTCTTAGCTGCCAGGGCTTCCAAGGCAGGAGAGCCATCAGTAATTTTAATTACTGTGCCAACCGGCGGGCAGAGGTAGTCAGGTAACGTGGTTTGTCTAATTAGGGCACCATCATTAGTGGTGAGGCGTTCTATTACCAGCCCCGGTAACGGTGATTGTTTAACGGTCAAAATCATAGGTGCTCACCTCTTTCGATTGCAGCGCCGATCTCTACTCTCAAGCGCTGTATAGTCTTTTCTCCCTTTTCCGCCAGCACTCTGAGAACCGGCTCAATGAGCGCCATCCATTCAGCCTCTGATACGCCCAGCTCTGCATAACTGAGAAAGCTCAGGCTGGGCACAAAGCTGGCAGTACCCAGGTAAGTGGCTTTCTGGCGCAGTCGCTCAATCTGCTGGATCTGTTGTCTAACCTTACTCACAGAGACCTCCTCCTCAATTGCCGTTTGTAATTCCTGAGCGCTTGCTCATCATCCTTATAGGTTTCCTTCAGCTGCTCGCCTCGCTCCTCCTCAGCCTGCTCCCTGGCGGTGAGCTTGATAATACCGGCTCTCTCTGCCGCTCTCAGCGCTCTGGCTTTCCTGGCGCTGACATATTCCCGCCAGAATGGTGTCAGCTTAAAATGCCTGAGATCGGCAGGGTGAATGGCTTTGTACTGATTGCCTTTTGGGCCCTCAGCGTAAACTGTGCTCTTGAGCCGGCCAGCCGTGAGCCAGCCAGCCAGCGTGTCATAGGACACACCCAGATCAATGGCTGCCTCTTTTGCAGTCACCAAACCTGGTGGCACCAGTGAGCGGCTCCAGTTGCAATTAGTGGTGTTCAATTTCCGATCTCCCAGATTGTGCGCCCAAACTTGTTGAGCTGGAGTCTCAATTTATTGCCCCGCCTCAAGCGCTCAAAAGAGAGCCGATACCGGCCGGCAAAGTGAATGAACACCTGGCGATTTATGCCGCTCTGATAGCCAATATTGAAATAACCGACCAGCGGCAGTGTGATGTCTAGTATCTTTCCAAAGGCCATTTTTCTGACTGAAATTTTCACCTCAACCCCTCCTCAATCCTGTGGGTATGTAATCTCTGAATTCCGCATAAGAGCAGCATGGGCTGTAATCTTTCCGGCACTGGCACTCTGGGAGCAGCTGCCGGCCCCAAGGTGTGTATAGTGCTGTGTAATCGCTCCAGCCGTTGTCTGAGACTGCTGCCTGGAGCCTCCAGAATGACTCACTGAGCCGCTTGAGGCGTCTGGTCTGATGGCGTGGCAGCTTCAGTGATTGGCGGCACTTGAGCCTATTGCTCCAGACCGGGCATAACAGCCAGGTCTGCCAATGTGGCAAAGATTCCACCTGCATCAATACACATACATGAGCAAAGGCTTTCAAGACGCTAGCCTCAGTGCGCTGAAAAACAAAAGCCTCAGCAGGAGTTTTCACCAGGCGCGGCCAGCCATTCTGACTCACTGCCATGTACCTGATCTCTATCCGCTGGCAGACCGGAATGAGAAACTTTATGATCAGTGCAGCGCTCATCAGCTCGCCACCTCATTTCTAATGGTGCGAGCAAAGAGCACTTTTCCACCAAACCTGGGGAAATCCATAATAGTGCGTTCTTTCGGCCCGGTGATAGTCACGCGCTCAAAATAATCCAGCCGGCCCAGCTCCAGAGCCAAGGCGTGAGCGCTTTTCTTTGTGACTGCCAGATGTACCTGATCAGGTACCTGAGCGATCCGGTGGCTGTAACCCTCCACCGTGTATTTTTTCTTGCCGCGCTCCATGAGCTTAACGGTGCTGACATTACCTTGAGTATTGTTGAGCCGCACAATCACCGGCGCCTCAAGCAGTGACTTAAACACCAGTCTGATTTCAAGCCCGGTCACGCGAACATTAGCGCCCGGCCCATCATGCCTAAACCAGCGCTTTACCTGTTTGTTGAAATAATAATGATGAGATGGAAACTGCTTGCCGCCCCGGTACACCAGCAGCTCGATGTCTCGGAAACCTTTATCAATCCTGATTATATTCACAGTAAAACCTCCTGCCATCATGAGCGGTGGCAGCTAATGTATGTTGGGGAAAAGTGTTATTTCGTCTCTGGCTGTTCGCTTTGCAGTCAGTTGGATATCGCTTGCGTTCAGCCATTCGATGGCTTGATCTATTTCTGAGTAGGTCGAGGGCTTAACGCCTCTCTCTTTCTGCTTTTCTGCAACTATGAAAAGAAAATCAAGGTCGTCTACCGGCAGCCCTTTGCTCTTTCTTTTAGGTTGCTTTTTTTCAAAGTGATAGGGATTTACACACGCTTTGTCAGAGCAGGTCTGAGTAAGCGGCTCTCTGGGCTGTAGTGGTCCACGCAAATGCTCAAAGAGCAAACGATGTACGCTCCAGGTGTAACCAATTAGAGATAATTTGGGATGGTCGCCCTGTTCTTCAAATTGAGTCCATAAAGCCCAAATCCAGCAAATATTTTTCGCGTTTCTAACTTTCGGATTTACAAGACCGGCAAAACATCTGGCAATCAAGCGTTTACGCTGTGTTGGTGTCAATACCGGCTTGCTGTTTCTGTCTGTTTTCTCTCCCCGTTTACTCTTCCAATAATCGGCTTTACTCTGCCGGTTTATGTTTGTATCCGCCATAAATCCAACGACACCAAATGTGGTATCGCCTCCTTTTCTATATTCGTGTAAAGCTATGACCCGTTCAGCGGGGAGAGTGGACATTCTCAGCGCTATACGGGTCCAGAAGGGGCGGCCTAAGCCGCACCCTTATGGATGCTTTTCTGTTTTTCTGAACCCGGCCACCACTGGTGGCAATCGATTACTTCAGAATCGATGAGGGAATTCTATGACGGATCAATCAAAGAATGCAAGCCCGTAAAAAACCGGCAAACTCAAGCAGGTACTAATGGCAGTTGTTTCTGAGCAAAATCTCAGCAAATTCCTGCAATGATTTGTTTAACACTTGCGATACTTCTATATATGTAGTCAACATGCCGAGGCCAGGCGTTCTTATTTTTTCTGCCAAGAACCCTGAAGAGGCTCCCAGTTCTACACTTAGCTGCCTGAGTGATTTCTGCTCTTTCGCTGCAAAAGATTGGAGCAGTGATTGTAACTCTCCAGCGGCAATTATTTCCGCAAGGGCGTCAAGAGTAATGCCCAGTCTTTTACAGAGACGAACATACACTTTTAGGGCCGAGTGCTTGGCCCTGAATATTGTCAGAAGCCTTTGACCGTTCAATCCCAGATGCTCGCTGTATTCCATAATTCCGGAATAGCCCAAAGCTGTAATCTGGTCGCGGATTTCACCCGGTATATCGTCTGGAGTTGGTCTGGGCATCAGTATCTTCCCTCCCTAACATCACAGGCAAACCAATGCAAAGCACCTACAAGATCTTCAACACTCTCTGATATTTTCCTTAGTGTTTCCGGCGTCAAAGATCTATCAATGAGAGCATTCTGAATCGGTTTGGATACTTGCGTCTCCAGTTGCTCTGATAGCCTTTCGAGCTTCCGACTAATTGAGTTAGTGCCTTTTTCACTCAACTGACCCATTATGCACCGCCCTTATATCTGCTAGATATATTGGTATAACTCAACCTTTCTTAACAAGGTGAACAAGGCTCACCGGAGTACCTTTTATATATTGGACGGTACTGGACTCGAAACAGTAACGGATATGCGCACAGTGGGGGTTAACGGTCCCACCGTGGTAGATTGGTATATATCAGTAAGCCTGGAGAAATCGCCTGTGTTTCAGCCTTCAAGCAGCGGCATAAAGAGGAAGGGAGTACCGCTTTCCTTTCTTCTCGGGGTAGATCCAATGGATAAACAGGTGACAACCTGGGATCGCTCAATGCCAGGGCTAGGCGTAAGAATCAACAGTACCGGCTCATCGGTGTACGTACTTAAGTACCGCTTTCACAAGAAACAACGGCTAGTCACACTCTGCTCAACTTCCCTTTTTACACTAGAAGAGGCAAGGCAGCTGTGCCTGAAAGTGAAATTCCTTGTCAAAGAGGGTATTGATCCGATCACTCAGATTGCAGATCTATTGCCCGGCTCTCGCCGGTGTACTCCAGTGTCCATGCGCTTTGATAAGTTTGCCGATGTTTACTTAGAGCGCCATGCCAGGGCTCATAATAAATCGTGGAAGGATGACGAAAGGCGCATAAATAGCTACCTGTTGCCGCGCTTTGGTAAAAAGCATTTACATGAGATCGCCAGGTCAGAGGTTTCAGAGATGCACTATGAGATCGGCATAAAAGCCCCTTATCAAGCCAATCGAGTAAAACAACTCTTACACGTAATGATGAAACTAGCTCATGACTGGGGCTACCTGCCAGAGTCAACAGCTAATCCAGCTGCTGGAATCCGAGACTATAAAGAGAAGCCGCGCTCTGTTTTTCTTTCTAAAAAGCAGCTCGATATTCTCGCTCCAGCGATCAATGAAGTGAAGAATCCAGTAAAGCGGAATCTCTTCTGGTTGCTGATTCTGACTGGCTTTCGCTTGAATGAACTTCAGACTTTGCCCTGGGCTAATGTGAACTTTGATACTCGGGAACTTACAATTTACGACACAAAAAACAGCACCGATCTTGTTCAGCCGATGAGCGAGTCAATCTATCTATTGCTTAAGCAGCTCAAAGACTTGAATCTTTCCGAGGAGTGGGTCTTTTATAGCGAGCGCACTCGTAGGCATTACGTAAATCTGCAAGCCACCTGGTACGGCATTTTGGAGCGCTCTGGGCTGAAATTAAGGGTCCATGATCTCAGAAGGACTAACGGCTCCTGGCTGGCTCAAGAAGGATATTCTCTACACTTGATCGCTAAAGTACTTAATCAAACGACTGCCCACGTCACGGCCTGCTATGCGCATTTTGAGAAAGAAGACGTGAAAGAAGCCTTAAATACTGTTTCAGATATAACCCTTAAGCATCTCCAGCAATAGATAAACCGCCTGCCCGGTCAGATTATTCTGATTTAATTTTCAGTTCTCCAGTTTCAGGCCGGCAGCATTCTATATATACGGCTCCTGGGCGCCGGTTCTGTTGTCAAAGGCGCCGGACTACCCCATAAATAATGAGTTGGGTACTGAAATAAGTGACCAGTACCCCATAAATCATCCGATCATGAGGTCGAAATTTTCACCCTAATTCCAATTTTTCACTATGCCCGGTCGTAAGTGTTTTTGGGACTGGCGCCAGCATACCGGCGTTTTCCCTATTCCCCTTGGCTAGACACTTGCTGATAGTTGATAGACACTTATCGAGGTCTGTATTCCCCATATATCTACCCTTTTAGATAGTTAGACAGTTAATAATACTATTAAAAGACAATGGGGATAGAAATATAAATGAAATCAAGAGACGCGCTATTACCTGACAACGTGCATCTATTACACGTATGGGGTGATTTAGTGCTCTCAAGTGTCTAACTGTCTAAAGCGGTCACGGGCTCAATGTTTCCAGCCCTGCCAACTGTCTAAAACTGTCTAAAACTGTCTTATCAAGTGGAGAAGCCCTGCTTCAGTGCCGGAAATCTACCACAGAGCCGGCCGGCGTCAAGAGGTGCCAAGGGGTCAGCAGATCAATCTGAGACTTGGCAGATTCTCGATCTAGTCAGATACTGCTGGCAGAAAGGACCGGCAGCACAGGAGCACCAGGGCAGATGGCTGAAACTTCAATCCAGCTTACAGTGGTAAAGCAGAGCCTCTATCTGCATCAGTGCTCTGCCTGCCTGGCCCGTTCGATTACCCTGGGCACCAATCACAGTGAGCCGGTCGTTATCCACCCTGAATATCGCCAGCCATGTGGAACAGTCACTGGCTGGCTCATGGTCTCAGATCCCACTGAGCCAGAGACAAAACCCTGGAGGGTAGAGGTCGAGGAGTGTAATGCTGTTGAAACCAGCTGCCCATGCTTCGCTGAGTATGCTGAGGCTATCCAATGCCAAACAAGATAACCAAAAAATGCAATGCTCCAGGCTGCCATAACAGCACTCTGAAACGCTTTTGTGCAAAGCATACTAGCGAGAAAACACCAGATAAGGCATGGTACTGCTCAACTGAATGGCGCACCCTGAGAGACGCTCACTTGATGGAGTTCCCCTTTTGTCAATGTAACCACCAGCGGTGCCAGCATGGTGAGGATGGCTGTCTATCAGCTTATCGCCTTGAGGTAGACCACATCACACCCATCTCTCAAGGTGGCAGCAAACG